CTCTACAGTAGCATTCATCAGGTGTTTCCCTACTACGAGTTTTTCGTGGTAGGTTCGGCCCGTGAGTTGATTGATCGATTGGGATGGTATAAAGCCATGGAACGTCTCGAAACGGGACGTGCTAAGGTCGTACTCGTTCCAAAAGATTCGCGCGGACCCCGTTTGATTTCTTGCGAACCGTTGGAATACCAATGGATTCAGCAGGGACTTGGACGGAAGTTGATGGCACACTTGGAACATCATTCGATGACCAAGGGTAACATTAACTTTATGCACCAAGAGGTTAATCGTGACCTTGCTCAGAGCAGTTCTGCTACTGGACATTGGGCCACGCTCGATCTCAAGGAAGCAAGCGATCGGGTTTCGGTGAGGCTGGTACAGGAGGCGTTCCAAGAATGTCCTCAATTACTGAGAGCCCTTGAAGCCTGTAGAACGACAGAGACGCTGCTGCCATCGGGCGCAGTATTGCCCTTGAATAAGTTCGCTCCAATGGGGTCAGCTTTATGCTTTCCTGTTGAGGCGGTCCTTTTTTGGGCTATCATGGTCTCTGCAATGCACCTCAAAACGAAACTGCCACTAAATGAAGTGGGTGAGCGGGTGAAAGTCTATGGGGATGACATAATTGTCCCCACCGACTGGGCTCCGCAATGCATGCTGGCCTTGGAACGATTTGCTTTAAAAGTTAATCGTGACAAGTCTTGCATCACAGGAAGATTCCGCGAGTCTTGTGGCATGGATGCCTTTAACGGCCTAGATGTCACTCCAACTCGTCTACGGAAACTGTGGTCTTCCAAAAAAGCCGACGGTGTTGCCTACTCTTCGTACGTCTCAATCGCCAATCAAATGGTGAAGAAGGGCTATGCGTTGACTGCCGACATACTGTGGAGACGGTTAGAGCAGGTTTATGGGTTTATCCCCTATGGAACTGTTCGATCCTCCTTTCCATGTTATCAGGTGGACGAGCCCGAAATCGCTGAGGAAATGAATATCCTCAAGAAGGTCAAGGCTCGCTTCAGCGACAAGTACCAGCGTGTCGAATTCTTCGTGAGAAGAATCAAATCCAGGAAACTGGATTCTGAGCTCGATGGCTGGCAGCGTTTGCTCCGGGATGTGAATTCCGGGGCTGGCGATGAACCGTCCGCGGTCGTGATCCCACGCTCGACCAAAATCGCAGCGGGGTGGAGTCCGGTCTAGCATTTGCAGACACGGATTTATGGAGGGAATGACGTTGGGCACACTCTCTCCGCAGCAGCTGTTGCTGACCAGCGCTATGCTAGCCTGACAAAGCGCTTATGAACCCGCTAAGAGCGGTAGGGCATTA